CTCGACCTGCGTCAGTTCCGGTTCGAGCAGGACGGCAAGGTGCTCTGGGACATCGACCTCGAAACCGGCAAGCGTCTGGTCGGCGGTGTCGACCAGAACGCAGGCCTGCGCGCGCAAATGGGCCTTTAAGGGGGTGTTGACATGGATCTGAACACCATCACCCTGACGGTCCCGATCGCGGTCAAGAATGGCGACCCCATCAGCACCGTCGAGCTGCGTCGCCCCACCGTCGGCGCGCTGCGGGGGATGCAGCTGTCGCTCGTGCAGATGCTGGACGTGAACGCGATGATCACGCTGATCCCGCGCATCACTGTTCTGACCCCCGCCCAGGTCGAGGGGCTCGACCCCGCCGATTTCGCGGCCATCGCCAACAGGATCGCGCTTTTTTTCATGTCGGCGGACCAGTTGGCGGCGGTGCAGGCGACCATGACCTGAGCCTGCCCGACGACGTGACCGAGGCGATGGCAGACATCGCCTTGGTCTTCCACTGGCCGCCCTCTGAACTCGACCCGATGAGCCTGCGCGACCTCGCCCTGTGGTGGCGCCGCGCGCGCGACCGCCTGCAACCGCCTGAGTGACATGTCCGACCTCAACGTCGCCCTGATCCTGCGCTTCATCGACCAGGCCACCGGCCCGGCCCGCGCCGCCCTGCGCAACGTGCAAGGTGCGGCCGAGCGGCTGGACCGGCACGGCCAGGCGCAGATCGCCGCCGGGCGTGCCCAGGTCGAGATGGCGCAGGCCCAGATGGTCGCCCTGCGCGGCCAGGCGCTGGCGACGCTGGGCGTGGGCTATGCCGCCTACCGCGCCATGCAGCCGGCCATGCAGTTCGAGGCGCAGATGTCGCGCGTCGGGGCCGTCGCCCGCGCGACGGCCGAGGAACAGGCCCTGCTGACCGCCACCGCGCGCGAACTCGGGCGCTCGACACCGTTCTCGGCACGGCAGGCAGCGCAGGGGATGGAATACCTCGCGATGGCAGGTTTCGACGTCAACGAAACCGTTGCCGCGATGCCCGGGATGCTGAACCTGGCATCAGCGGCGGGAGCAGACCTCGGCCGCACCTCGGATATCACGTCGAATATCCTGAGCGGTTTCAACTTGCAGGCCGACCAGACGGGGCGCGTCGGCGATGTCCTGGTCAACACCTTCACCAGCTCTAACACGACGCTCGAAATGCTGGGCTCAACGATGTCCTACATCGCGCCGCAAGCGACGGCGATGGGCATGGGCATCGAACAGGCCGCTGCGATGGCGGGACTTTTGGGCAACGCGGGCATCCAGGGCGAGCGCGCGGGCACCGCCCTGCGTGGCATGCTGACGCGGCTGGTTGCGCCGACATCCGAGGCATCGGCGGCGCTGCAGGAACTCAATATTCAGGTCTCTGACCAGCACGGCAACCTGCGCGATGTGCCGACCATCCTGGCCGAGATGGATCGCGCGATGGCGGGCATGGGCGAGGCCGACCGGCAGTCGCTGATGCAAACGATCTGGGGCACCGAGGCGGCAAGCGCCGCACTTTACCTCACGGCGCAGGCCGGCAGCGGCGCGTTGCAACGCTACATCGACGAGTTGCACGAAACCGGCAGTGCCGCTCGTGTTGCGGCCCAGATGAACGACAACGCCCAGGGCGCGATGCGCCGCCTCGCCAGCGCGGCTGAGGATGTGATGATCGGGTTGGGCAACGGGATGTTGCCGGTGCTGGCCGATCTGGTGGACCGGATGATCCCGATCATCTCTGCCGCCGGGCAATGGATCGACGCCAACCAGGAGCTGGTGACGACGGGTGCGAAGATCGCAGGCGTGTTGCTGGCGATCAACGGGGCGACGTTGATCCTGCGCGGCGCGTTCTGGCTGCTGTTCGGCTGGGTGGGCAAGGCACGGATCGCGCTGGGGCTCCTTGAGCGGTTCGGCGCGAACTTCACGATGGGCGCCACTGCCGCCGCGCTGGCCGAACTGCGCAGGTCAGGCACGCGCGACATCACGCGCCTGGGGGACGCGGTTGTCGGGCAAACCACACGCATGGACGCTGCCCTGGCGACCCTGCGCACCCGCGCGCTGATCGGCATGGCCGGCATGGCCTGGTTGATCTGGAACGCGCCAACGGATTTCGGCGCTCAAGGGGAAGAACAACGCGCCGCGACCGCTCGCGCCATCGAGGGAACCGCGCGCTCGACGCCCGGCTTGGGCTGGCTCATGTCGGTGTACGACCGCACATCCGTGGCCTTGCATGGTGATGCCCCAGTCGCCCCCTACAACATCGAAGATGCCGACACGCGCGGTGCCGCCTACACGGTGCAGACCTACGCCGGGCGCTCCGACCTGCCGACCGAGGATTATCTCAACGGGTTGCGCAGCGGGGCCGCCGAACTGCGCACCGAGATCGCGGCGCTCGAGGCCGATCTCGCGCAACTGCCCGCCCCGGCCGACGCCTATGACATGGGCACCCCGGCCTATCAGCAGATCGCGCAGCAGCTGGCGGCGCGGCGCGGCGATCTCGAACAGGTCGAAGCCCAGCTCGCGAGCGGCGAGGCCGAAGCCGCCAGCCTGACCGAGGCCCTGCGCATCCTGTCCGACACCGAGGTCACGCCGGAGATCAACACCGCCTCGATCGACCGGGCACTGGACCGCGTGCGTAGCCTCGCGGCCGCAACCCGCGCGCTTGAGGCCGGTGCCAGCGTCGGCGGGGTTGGGCAACCCGCACCCGTGGCCGGTGGTCGCGCCCTCGGCGGCCCTGTCCGCCCGGGGTTCTGGTATCGCGTCAACGAGCAGGGCATCGAAGGGATCATGCCCCTGAGCCCGATGCGCATCGTCCCCACGGGCGAGATGCGGCGCCTGTCCTCGGGCGGCGGGCGCGCGGGCGGCGGGTTGTCGATCGGCGGGATCACCGTCAACGCCCTGCCCGGGATGGACCCCGAGGCCATCGCCCGTGCCGTTCGCCGCGAGCTCGAGGAGCTGGCGCGCGACGCCCGGTTCGCGCTGCATGACGGGGGGCTAGGCTATGCTTAGCACTGTGATGATGGCGCTGGGGGCGTTCCGCTTCGGGGTGTTCGGCGGCTCTTACCAGGAGCTGACGCGCAAGGCCGCCTATCGCTGGGAAGCACAGGACCGCCTGGGCCGCGATCCGGCGCAGCAGTTTCTTGGCCCCGATGCCGAGGAAATCACGCTGCAAGGCATCATCTACCCCCACTATCGCGGCGGTCTGCGGCAGGTCGAGGTGATGCGCGCCATCGCCCGCACCGGCACGCCCCTGATGATGGTCGACGGGCTCGGCTGGGTCTGGCAGCGCTGGGTGATCGTCGAGGTCATCGAAACGAAATCCGTCCTCTACGGCGACGGGACCCCCCGCAAGATCGAGTTCCGGATCGTGCTGCGCGCCTACGGCGAGGACGCGGCATGATCTGGTTCAAGCGCACCCTGGGCGAGCCGTTCGAGTTGCGCCTCGCGACCATCGCACCCCTCGACGGCGTTTCCGCCACCGCCGCCGCCCGGGGCGTGACCGGTGCCCTCTGGCCGATGACGGTCACGGTCACCGACAGCGCACAGGGGATCATCGAGATCGACGGGCGCGGCGTCGGGCGCGTCTGGCCTGCCGGCGTGCTCTGGCTCGACCTGCGCCTCACGCGCGCCGACCGGGTGGTGCACAGCGACACCTTCGGCCTCGTGGTCCTCGACGCAGCAGCCAGCGCCGAAGACGCGCTGCGCGCCGCCGCTGCCACGCCGGGCTTGGGCCAGCGCCGGGTCTGGTCCCAGGCGGGCGAGGTCCTGGACGCGCTCTGCCTGCGCGAGTTGGGTGCCGAGCACCACGCCGCCGCGGTCCTCGACCTCAACCCGGGCCTCGCGGCCTTTGGCCCGATCCTGCCCGCAGGGGCCGGCATCTTGCTGCCCGAGACCGTGACGCCAGACACCGCGGCCCCGACCGTCCGCCTCTGGGGGGCCGCATGAAACCTGCGTTCAAGATCCTCGCCGACGGGGCCGACGTGACCGCGACGATGGCCGACCGCCTGCTGTCGCTCAGTGTCACGGACGAAGACGGCGAAACCGCCGACCGGCTGGAGATCGAACTCGACGACCGCGACGGGCGCATCGCCCTGCCCGAAATCGACGCCGAGCTGACCGTGAGCCTCGGCTTCGCGGGACGCGGCCTGACCCCCATGGGCACCTTCGCGGTCGAGGGGCTGTCGGGCCGCACGCCGCCCCAGACCCTGCGCATCACCGCGACCGCCGTCGACCTCAAGGCGACCGCACGCGCGCCCCGCAGCCGCGCCTTCGAAGACAAGACGCTGTCCGAAATCGTCACCCAGATCGCGGGCGACGCAGGCCTGTCCCCGGTGGTCGGCGCGTCGATCCGCGACACCCGCTGGGCCTATCTCGCGCAGACGGCCGAGAGCGACCTCCATTTCCTGACGCGGATCGCCCGGCAGATCGACGCCACCGCCAAGGCCGCGAATGGCCGGCTGATCGTCGTGCGCCGCGCCGAGGGCACCACCGCCGAGGGCGAGCCCCTGCCGCCCGTCAGCGTGCCGGTGACCGCGCTCGCGCGCTGGTCCTGGACCCTCAAAAGCCGCGAGGTCGACGGCACGGTCGAGGCCGAATGGGCCGACACCGACGCGGGCGAGACCCGCCGCGTCAGCGCGGGCAACGCGGCCCCGGTACGCCGCCTGCGCCAGATCTTCGGGTCCGAGGACGAGGCCACGCGCGCCGCCCAAGCCCGCCTGCGCGCCGCAAAGCGCGAGGCGCTCAATTTCGATGCGGCGGGCGCGTTCCAGCCGGGTCTGTTCGCGGGCGGGTTGCTGCGCGTGCCCGGCCTCAGGCCCGAGTTCGACGGGGACTGGGTGCTGACCCGGGTCGTCCACACCCTGAACGGGTCGGGCCTGTCGACGCAATTCAGCGCAAAGCGGGAGTTTGAACCATGACCGTGACCATCCGGCGCAAGCGGGGCGACACGTTCCGCCTGCGCTTTCTCAAGGAGGGGGGCGTGGTCGATGCCACGATCACCGCGACCCTGAAATTCAGCGCGCTTGAAGTGCCCCTTCAAGCCGCCGTTCACGATGCCGAGGCCGGGATTTTCGAGCTCAGCTTCGAGGGCGACACCGCCGCCTGGCCGACGGGCCGCGCGGCCTGCGACATCAAGTATGCGCGTGCGGGTCAGACCGCCCGCACCGAGACATTTTTCGTGCAGATGCTGGAGGCGATGACGCCATGACCACGACGATGACCGACCTGCAAACCGGCCGCACCTATGTGTTCAACGAGGCCCTGCCCGGGCGCGACGCCTACGAGGAAGCGCTGGCGGGCGGCTTCGTGGGGGATCGCGCCGCCTGGCTCGCGCATCTGCGCGGGTTCGCTTTCGATCCGCTGGAGCCCGACTGGGCGGTCGATGTGCTTTACCCGGCGAACGCCGCCGTGCGCCATGCCTACAAGCTCTGGGTGGCCAAGACCGAGGACATCGGAAC